TTCCGTTCTTAGAACGCACTATATTATTCAACTGCAATTTCAACAAATGTTTTAACTCCCTGGAATGTATCAATTGGTTATATATAGCATGTTCCTCCTTAAGATGTTGTTTAGTCACATGTCCATCAAATTTACTAAAATCTAAATTGATATACACTGGATCGGGCACAGCAGCGACCATCTCCATGAAGATGGTAGCCCGATCTTTTGAATTCTTGCCTTTCATAATCCAGGGATGCTTCGTGGGGCCGATTCCCTCTAGGGTGTAAACGAATTGTTCAACCGGGTGGAGATACTTCGATAGCCGTATATTATACTTCGGATCACGGTAATGTATTAACCGTGGTGGTTTATCAAGCGGTAAGATCTTATCCGCCTTAACAAATGATTTAACCTTAGCCACCACAGGATAATACCCGGCTACCATTTGTTCCATGGCGCGAATATAATTGCGTCTCTTCGCACCGGTATAACGATTGACTATATGCCATGCACTTACCGGCTTCAGACTATGCAATTGTATTCGCCTCCGGAATTGCTGTGCAGCACCAGTAAATTTAACATTTGTTACAGGAAATGCTTTAAAGTGGCGATTACAAATGGCCACTAATTCATTATGGTGACATGATATATGCACAGTATACTGATCTCCATCCGGGAAGTTGAGTAAAGGGACGTAAGTTGTTAATCGCTCACACGGGCCGCCCGGCAGATACGTTATGCGTGCTGTTGTATCGCATAATTGTTGCTGTTGTTCACAACGCCCGACTACTCTGCCTGGGCAGTGTTATGCTAGCGAAAGATGTGTGTAAGGCGTAATGGCACGTACTGCTGCGCCTATTATGCCTGATAGTGTCCAAGGTCGATAGACCGACCCTTTGACAAATGAAGACACACACCCACGTCGATAGGTTTCGACCCTCTTTGCCATGTTGGAAAACAACACCAGTTCTGCTGGTTGTGCTAACATGGCATGATTAACCGCCTTAGCTATTATGGCGGTCCATTGCTGGGAGGTACAGGCTCTTACTTTATCCTGTAACAATTGTCGAGCCCGAAACTTAAGTTGAAGTGCTAATTTAGGTGTGCGCTGTTGATATAGCGCCTCCAACTGTAATTTGCCAACCAAATCCTCATCCAATATGGTTTGGTTATACATACGGGCTTCCTCCTCCCAATCATCCTCCCCTTCCCCTACGGGCCACAAGGTTGTATCATTGTTTGGCCCTAGCGCATCACCTCCTTTTCTGACGACGGCTCGCGCGGCGAGCGTACGCGTTGGCAGCACAAACGTAACACGGCTGGTAAACCACCCGATTGGTTTGGCCACCTGTTTGAGGTTGCGACGTGCTTCGACTAACGTGCGGGGGGTGATTTCGCCCCTGCACAACTCCTGCAGAAATGGAGTTCCACGTCGTCTTGCGCGCCCCACTAACGTCCAGCGTTGTGGCGGCATGGGGGGAGGATCCGGCACATAAGGGTCGTGAAATGGAAGATGAAGAAAAAGAGCTACAGTATCGGCTTGTTGTTGCCGGATTTGCCGTTCCTGTAGTATAGGGTCCGGGCCCGTTTGGGTTCCCCGGACTACCCCCGGTTGCCGAGCGGCCACCGGAGGTTGGAGTGGGCGACGCATCCGTGGTGGTATATAGCCTCTTCGAAAC